TGGCGCGATTATTCTCGTGATGACGCGGTGGGGGACGAAGGATCTCACCGGAAAACTGATGAAAGCCCAGGCTAATGACGTGATGTCTGACGAATGGGAGGTTGTGGAGTTCCCTGCAATCATGCCGTCGGACAAACCACTGTGGCCTGAGTTCTGGAACAAGGATGACTTGTTAAAAGTTAAGGCTGCACTGCCTGTTGCCAAGTGGAATGCACAATGGCAACAGCAACCGACTGCCACAGAAGGTGCAATCGTCAAACGTGAGTGGTGGCAAGCATGGGAGAAGGAAGATGTACCGCCGGTCAAATACATCATGCAATCGTATGATACAGCGTTCTCGAAAAAGGAGACAGCGGATTATTCAGCAATCACGACGTGGGGCGTATTTGAGCCAGAAGAGGGAGGAGCAGACCACATTATCCTGCTCGATGCCCGACGAGGTCGATATAACTTTCCAGAATTAAAAGAAGTGGCTTTAGAAGAATATGAATATTGGGAACCAGACATGGTCATTATCGAAGCCAAGGCAACCGGTACCCCGCTGACTGATGAATTACGCAGGACAGGCATACCCGTGTTAAATTATACACCTGCTAAAGGTCGTGATAAAGTGACCCGGATGCACACAGTTGCACCAATCTTTGAAGCTGGAATGGTTTGGGCTCCAGAAAAAAAGTTTGCAGACGAAGTGATTGAAGAATGTGCGGCCTTTCCTAATGGCGACCATGATGACTTCGTAGACAGTATGACTATGGCTCTTATTCGTTTTCGCCAAGGCGGTTTTATCGCATTAGAGGGCGAAGAGGAGGAAGAAATGTACGCACCAAGAAATAGAGAGTATTACTGATGTCAGTCCCTCCAAATCAAATGCAAGGCATGATCGACTCAGCACTGGAGGCAGTGCCCGGTGTCGAGGTTGAAATACCACAAGTCGAAGACTTTGCCGGTGGAGCAGAGATTCTAGAGGGACCGGACGGTGGTGCCATAGTTCAAGCCATACAAGAACAGATGATGGTTGAAGCTCAGATGCAGGAATACGATCACAATGCAAATTTGGCAGAGGCTTTGGACGATTCCACTCTTGGAGAACTTTCGTCTGAGCTCAGAGAGCAGTACGAAAGCGATCAAGAATCTCGAGCAGAGTGGGAAGAAGGATACACCAATGGATTGGATCTCTTGGGGGTTCAATACGAAGAGAGGACACAGCCTTTTCAAGGAGCGTCTGGAGTCACGCATCCGATCATCGCAGAGTCGGTAACTCAGTTTCAGGCACAGGCGTACAAAGAGTTGTTACCTGCTGGTGGACCGGTACGCACAAATGTGCTGGGCACAAAAGATTCAGAGAAAGAAGCACAAGCTGTCCGCGTCAAAGATTTTATGAATTACATGCTGATGGAAATCATGGAAGAATTCGATCCAGATACCGATCAGATGTTGTTCTATCTACCTTTATCAGGTTCAACGTTTAAGAAGGTGTACTTTGATGAAACAAAACAAAGACCCGTTTCTAAATTTGTACCAGCGGAGGACTTGGTCGTCTCTTATGCGGCAAGTGATCTTGCGACTGCGTCGCGTGTTACACACGTTCTTCGTATGGACGAAAATGAAATTCGTAAGCTACAGGTTGTTGGTTTTTACAGAGATATTGATATTTCGGCTGACTATGAAGCAGATTCTGACCCGGTCAAATCGAAAGTAAATGAAATAGATGGAGTTGAGAAAAGCACAACTGATGATCTTTACACAGTGCTTGAGATGCATGTCAACCTTAATATCGAGGGGTTTGAAGACCTAGATCAGGAGGGAAACCCAACAGGTATCAAGTTACCGTACATCGTTACCTTGGATCAGGGTAGTGGAGAGATTTTAGCAATCCGCAGAAACTACGAACAGAACGACATACTGAAGCAGAAGGTGTCGTACTTCGTACACTACAAGTTCTTACCTGGTCTTGGTTTCTACGGCTTTGGTTTGATTCACATGATTGGTGGATTAGGTAAAGCAGCCACTTCAATACTGAGACAATTAATTGATGCCGGTACACTAGCGAACCTGCCATCAGGTTTCAAAGCTCGTGGGATCAGAGTCCGTAACGACGATGAGCCGATAGCACCGGGTGAGTTCCGTGATATTGACGCACCGGGCGGTGATATCCGAAACAGTATTATACCGTTACCGTACAAAGAGCCCTCTGGCACATTAGCACAGTTGCTAGGTGTTTTGATTGAGTCTGGCCGTCGTTTTGTTTCGATAGCGGATCAACAAACTGGATCACAAGGGTCGCAACAACAACCGGTCGGCACTACGGTTGCATTGCTTGAGCGGGGCATGAAAGTCATGTCAGCCATACACAAGCGGTTGCACTATGCACAGAAAACAGAGTTCAGAATTCTTGCTCGACTGATTCGTGACAACATGCCACCGTCGTATCCATATGCGACAGGTGTTGATGCAGGGATCAAGCAGTCTGATTTTGATGACCGTGTTGATATCCTTCCGGTTTCTGACCCCAATATTTTTTCAATGGCACAGCGGATAACGTTGGCGCAAACACAACTTCAATTAGCACAATCTAATCCACAACTGCACAATCTACAGGCAGCGTACAAACGTATGTACCAAGCTTTAGAGGTGCAGAACATTGACGAAATACTACCTCCCGCTCCAGAACCACAACCAACCGATCCTAGTATTGAAAATGCCAGAGCGTTGGCAGGACAGATATTGACAGTTTTTCCTGAACAAGATCACGACTCACATATTGCAACGCACGTTGCTTTATTAGTTACGCCTTTGGTTCAGGCATCACCAAGTGTTTTTGGAATGTTGATATCACACTGTATGGAACACATAGCATTCAAATCCAGAATGATTGCACAGCAAGAAATAGATAATGCCATGGCAAACATGGATCCAGATCTTGCTCAAATAGCTCCACCTATTCCAGTAGAGCAGACAGAAGCAAGAGTAGCTCAGTTAGAAGCACAGTTAGTTACTGAATTTTTACAAGGCATTCAACCACAACAGGGTGAAAAGCAAGATCCTTTAGTCGATATAAGGCAAAGAGAACTTGCGATTCGGGCGGCTGAGTCTGAGCGTCGTGCTCAGTTAGATGCTAGTAACCTGCAACTCGAAAGAGAAAAACTACAGCAACGAGCCGCTACGGACTCTGCTCGACTAGAACTACAAGAGGATATCGCAGATCAACGTGCTGAAGTAAATCTCACAAGGATTGAAGCACAGCAGAACAGAGGATAGTGCTGTGATCTTTGAGGCCATCGCCGCTATCGAGCTTGCGAATCAGGCAATCAAGGGCATCAAAGAGCTAGCTGGTCACGTTACGTCCGTGGGCCAAATGGGAAAGCAACTGACTCAGTTAGCCGACGCGCACGATGAGTTAGAAAAAGAATCTGCACAAGGATCAATGGAGGCGTTTTGGGCTCTAGAGGATATCAAGAAAAAAGAGTATGAAATCAAGCAGTTATTCATATACTGTGGACGCGCCGGCCTTTGGGACGATTATCAAACCTTTATTCGCAACCGGAAAGAGATGAAGCGAAAGGCCGAAGAACGTGAAAAGGCTCGCAAACTGGCTAAGAAGAAAGCCGTTAAGAACGGACTTATTTATACTGCTCTTGTACTTATCGGTTGCCTCACCGTCGCTGGTGGCATTTGGTTGCTACTTACTCTCATTGCTATGAAGGGAAGGTGATGTCTTGGGTATTGCTGGGAATCTTTGTTGCAGACATGACATTTTATTTTAGGATTCTTGAGATACATTCCACGCACATAGAGTGCCTGTACGCAGGAGAGCAGATGGTTCAAAAGATTGGTAAGCCGTTTGTAAACTACAATGTGGTGTGCGTACCCACTAACCAGATTCAGGGAGAGATGTCGTAATGGCTCAGAAAAAACTTCAAAAAGAATCGGTCTATGCTGAATATGATGAAGACGGTGACGGCATTGTTAGCGATGAAGAGTTATCGCACGTAAAAGCTATTAAAGAAACTGAGACTTCTTTACGTAAAAACTTAGCGCAACTTCGTATGGCGCGGTTCACTTTAATTGCTATGGGTGCGTTTACGGCGGCAATGTTTTTTGTGCCCATAGAGCGAGTTCAAGCTTTGTCAGATATCAGTAACCTTTTCTACATTTCAGGAGCCGGTATCGTCGGTGCGTACATGGGCACTACGGCATGGATGAGTAGGAAGTGACCAGTGATTTATGTGTTTGCACTGATCGTGATGACTGCCGATGGAACGGTCATACCTGATAAAAAAGCGTATTTTTATTCTATTAACAGGTGTAACTATTTTGCAGAACGAGTTAGCCGAACTCGTTATAACTATTGGACAAGGCGTAAAGTACAGGCATATTGCATCCCGGAATGGGTCAATGCTAAAGACAGTAAAATTTTGAGGTAGTTGTATGATACAAGCACTTATCGGTCCAGTAACAGGACTGCTAGACAAGTTTATTGAAGACAAGGATCAAAAAAATGCTTTGGCCCACGAAATTTCAACAATGGCTGAAAAACACGCGCACGAAGCCGCAATGCAACAAATCCTTGTCAACAGAGAAGAAGCAAAACATAAATCAATCTTCGTCGCAGGATGGCGACCCTTCATTGGATGGACCTGCGGAGTCGCGTTGGCATATCACTTCGTGCTTGCTCCACTCATTATTTTTGGAATTACGTGGTATGGGTCACCGGTACCTGAAATCCCTACGTTCGATATGGACTCGTTGATGACTGTCCTTCTTGGTATGCTCGGGCTCGGTGGGCTTCGTACCTATGAAAAGAAACAAGGACTTACGAAATGAATACAGAACAATTAAGAATAGAATTGGAGAGCGATGAGGGTTGCATACACGAGGTGTATTTGGATCATCTTGGGTATCCGACTTTCGGCATAGGCCATCTAATACGCGATACCGACCCAGAGTACGGTTGTGATGTTGGTGAAAAAATTAACGAAGAGAGAGTTGCAGAGGCGTTTGAAGACGATGTTCAAATCACTTATAACGACTGCTTGCGACTGTATCCAGACTTTGACATGTTGCCTGACGAGGTTCAATTAATCATCGCTAATATGATGTTTAACCTCGGCGCAACCAGAATGGGTAAGTTCGTCGGCATGAAATCCGGTGTTGATGCCCGAGACTGGCAAAAAGCCGCAGACGAAATGGTAGACAGTTTGTGGTATAAACAGGTCACCAACCGCGCAAATCGGTTAGTAAACCGCATGAGAGCAGTAGTTTAGTTACTTATCACCGCGCCTATGCTATATATGGGACTATCTAAGATAAAATGCGGTGATATAAGATAATGAGTGATATATACTTGTCCGAAGCTGTATTTCGGATTATCCGGGATCAGCGGACGGCCATTGTAGACTGCCTGCAATATAACGGCGTGAAAACAATGGAACATTACCGTGAAATGATGGGCATGATGACTGCCCTCGATCACGTCGAACAGGAACTCAAGGGCCTGCTAGATAAACAGGAGCAAATAGATGACTGAAGAAGTCTCAACGCTAGAAGAAGCATATACGGAGGAACGTAAAACGTTTCTTGATCCCGAGGCAATTGGGGCAACTCTCTTAGAAAGACTCCCAACTCCAACTGGTTGGCGAATACTAATCCTGCCATATAGTGGTAAAGGAAAGACAGAAGGTGGAATTCTTCTGGCTGACAAAACCATAGAGAAACAGCAGGTTTCTACTCAAGTTGGCTATGTTCTTAAAGTAGGAGCATTAGCATACAAAGATACCGATAAGTTTCCGGATGGAGCGTGGTGCCAAGAGAAGGATTGGGTAATGTTTGCCCGATACTCTGGCTCTCGTTTCAACATCGACGGGGGCGAAGTTCGGATTCTTAACGACGATGAAATTCTGGCTCGAATTCTCGATCCGGCAGACGTTTTACATTTCTAAGGGTTAATCATGGCAGAAGAAAGAGACGACAATCAAATTGAACTGGACATTGAAGGTGCAGAAGAAACCGAGGTAGACCTTCAGGTTGAACAACCTGAAGAAAATTCAGTCGAAGTTTCTGCGTCTGAGGAAGATGATAATTTTGAAAAAGCGAATAATGCAACGCAAAAGCGCATTGATCGTTTAACCAAAAAAATGCGTACCGCGGAACGTGAGCGGGAAGAGGCAATTCGTTATGCACAACAAGTGCAAACGGAGGCAGAAGATCTCAAGAAGCGCATGAACAATCTGAGCGACAATTACGTCAATGAATATGCGGGGCGTATAGAAACTCAAACCACCGCGGCAGAGCAGGAACTTGCTCGTGCGATTGAGATGGGTGACACGGCCGGAGTTATAGAGGCTCAACGTAAAATCACCACCTTAGCGATTGAGAATGATCGAGCAAAGCAGGCTAAAGTTCAGCAAGAACGATACGCCCAGCAACATGAAGCTCAACAGCAGGCACAAGTTCAACAACCTATGCCGGCGCAACAGCCGCGTCGTCCAGATCCTAAAGCAGAGGATTGGGCAGAGCGTAATGAGTGGTTCGGTCAGGACGAAGCAATGACTTATGCGGTTTTTGGTATTCACAAAAAACTTGTGGAAACGGAAGGATTTGACCCGCAGTCAGATGATTACTACAATGAATTAGACCGACGTATGGCGGATGAATTCCCTCATAAGTTGAAGAATTCGGGTGAAGCTCGCCGTCCCGCCCAGACGGTGGCTTCTGTATCCCGCGGAAAAGCAACTGGGCGCAGTACAGGAAAGGTCCGTCTCTCCAAGACCCAAGTCACTATGGCTAAAAAACTAGGAGTGCCACTTGAAGAATACGCGAAATACGTGAGGAACTAAGCATGACTGAAGAAACGAAAACGGTAAGTCGGGCTTCCCGCGCTAGTGAAACGAGAGCTAAGACGGAACAGCGTAAGCCGTGGGCTCCACCGTCCATGTTGGACGCGCCGCCTGCCCCAGATGGGTTTAAGCATCGGTGGATTCGCGCTGAGACTCGTGGTTTTGATGACCGCAAGAATATCAGTGCAAAGCTAAGAGAGGGATGGGAATTAGTCCGTGCGGACGAGTACCCGGACTTTGAAGCACCGGTTATAGATACAGGTAAATATGAAGGCGTGTTTGGTGTTGGCGGGTTGATCCTCGCAAGGATCCCAGTAGAAACGATTGAGGAACGCACGGCGTATTTTCGTCAGCGTAATTCAGATCAGATGGAAGCTGTGGATCACGATATGATGCGGGAGAATCAACACTCTACGATGCGGATCAGTAATCCTGATCGGCAACAACGTGTAACTTTTGGTGGCCCTCGCAATAAGTAAGGGTCCCACTAAATAGGAGATGGCCTAATGGCAAACCAAGATACTGCGTTTGGTCTACGTCCTATCGGGTTGAACGGTTCAGGTGCAAACACCACTGGGGTAACTCAGTATGAAATTGCCAGTAACAATACTAACGCTATTTTCCAGTATTCCCCAGTTATTCCACTGGCCGCTGGTGTGGTAGATATTGTTGGTAATGCCAATGGTGGAACAGTACCTTTACTGGGCGTTCTGATGGGCGTGGAATATGTAGATAGTTCTTCTAAAAAGACTGTCTTTAAAAACTTCTGGCCGGGTGCCAATAACGTAAGCGTTGACACGAATTTTCCTGTCAAAGCCTTCGTTGCGGACAACCCAAATCAGTTGTTCATGATAGCCGCAGATGGTAGCTCAACCGACAAAGCAACAGCACAGACCAATGTCTTTGCTAATGCTCCAATGGCAACCGCTACATCGGGTTCTACAAACACTGGTCGTTCCACCGCTGAGTTAGATATCTCAGGGGTTGCAACAACTGCAACATTGCCACTTCGTGTCGTTGGCCTTACTGGCGACGTAGCGAACTTGGACTATGACGCGGCCGGAGTTAATTATGTAGTTCGGCTTAACTTTCATCATAATGCGCCTTGCTCTAGTTCTGATTCTCAGACTACAGCGGCATCTACTGGCATTTAAGGAGATAGGTAATGGCAATCTCTCGCGCACAATTAGCGAAAGAGCTTGAACCGGGCCTTAATGCCCTGTTCGGGATGGAATATTCGCGTTACGAGAACGAACACGCCGAGATCTTCACAGAAGAATCTTCGGATCGTGCGTTTGAAGAAGAAGTAATGCTGGGTGGTTTCTCTACTGCACCAGTCAAGGGTGAAGGCTCTGCCATCACATTTGACGATGCACAAGAGACGTATACTGCTCGTTACACACACGAGACAATCGCACTGGCCTTCTCAATTACGGAGGAAGCTATCGAGGACAATCTATATGATCGTCTGGCCTCTCGATATACGAGAGCCCTTGCTCGTTCAATGGCACAGACTAAGCAGATCAAGGCGGCGGCTATTTTGAACAATGCGTTCGACACCACCTTCCCTGTGGGAGATGGTGCGGCACTGTGTTCATCAGCGCATCCGTCCCTGTCTGGAAATCAACGTAACCAGTTGTCCGTAGCGGCTGATCTCAACGAGACTTCTCTTGAGCAAATGCTGATCGACATTGCTGGATTTACGGATGAGCGTGGACTTAAGATTGCAGTTCGCGGCACTAAACTGATTATTCCAAAGGAACTTCAGTTTATTGCAGAGCGCGTTCTGAACTCTAACCTCCGTTCAGCTACAGCAGACAACGACGCAAACGCTCTGAAGAACATGGGTATGCTTCCCGAAGGGGCAGTAGTTAACCATTTCTTGACAGACACCGATGCGTTCTTTGTCATGACTGATGCACCTAACGGTTTTAAATACTTTAACCGTTCGCCAATCAAGACTGCTATGGAAGGTGACTTTGACACCGGAAATATGCGGTTTAAGGCCCGTGAGCGTTACAGCTTTGGCGTCTCAGACTGGCGGTCCGTATTCGGCACAGCCGGCGCGGCATAAGGATTAACATCCTTGATAAAAAGGGCGGCTATTAAGTCGCCCTTTTTTGTTGTAAGATTTAATTGTCTCTGACAACCGCATTGGGCGGTTGACGCAACCCAAGACAGGAGATGACAATGGGTCAAACTACTTTTTCAGGTCCAGTGAGATCTGAGCGCGGATTTACCGCAGTTGGTTCAACTGCTGTAGTAAATATCACTGCTGAAACTACTCTAACCTATGCTGACCACGTTGGTCGTATCATTGAAATCAACGATGCTGACGGTGCGGTCACCCTTCCATCTGCAACTAGCGACACTATTGGTGCCAAGTACACCTTTTTTGTTGGAACTGCCGCAACTGACTTAGACATCAAAACTGATGGCACCGACAAATTTGTAGGTAATCTTGTGTTGGCCGCAGGTGCAACATCTCAGGCTCGTGGTTTCGCACCGGGTGCAACAAACGATGTGATTTCTATGAATGGCTCTACCACAGGTGGACTTGCTGGATCATACGTTGAAATTACAGCAATCGCCGCAGATGAGTATCTGGTTAATGGTACTTTGCTGGGATCAGGCACACTGGCCACTCCATTTGCTGATAGCTAAGAGAGAGGGCTAGATAATGGCGGATTCTGATGTAAGATCAAAACGGATTACTGGGACAGGGTCTCTTGGTGTAGGCCCTGCGCGTATTCGTCAGATTCAGTTAACTACTACAACCGGAACACCGCGACTTACCGTTACTGACGGTAGTGGCGGATCAACTGTTTTAGATCTTGACTTTAATGCTTCTACTACGCACTCCGTCAATATTCCGGCGGAGGGTATTAGGGTGAGCGATGTGAACGTGTCAGTGTTTACTGCAATAACTGCCGCTACGGTTTTCTTTAATTAAAAAACAAATGGCAGAGCGTAAAAAGTCAAAAATGCCCGCTCGGAATAAAAAGAACTTTCGTTCTACCAAATCCGGGGCGGGCATGACCAAAGCAGGTGTTGCGGCTTATCGTCGGAAAAACCCCGGCAGTAAGTTAAAAACGGCTGTTACCGGAAAGGTGAAGAAGGGCTCTAAGGATGCAAAGAGACGTAAGTCTTTTTGTGCGCGTTCTGAGGGCCAAAAGAAAATGCACAATATCGACTGCAAGAAAACACCTAACAAACGTATTTGCGCGGCTCGTAGAAGATGGAAATGCTAATGAGTGTAAATTCTAAAGGTAAAAAAAGAATACAAAAAGTAATTAAAGGTCTTAAAAAAGCATCTAAATTACACGCAGGTCAAGCTAAAACTTTATCTAAAGTAATTCGTGGCAAAAAGAAATGAATGACAAAACCGTGATTAGTTTGTCGTTAGAAGATAAAGAATTACAAGCCAAAGATGTTTTGTTATTGCTAGAAAAGCACGAGGCTGGATGTAATTTGAGATACGACGCAATTAACGATAAATTAACTACTCAAAGCAAAACTCTTGACACGTTAGACATGCGTATGTGGGGAATAGCTGGATTAATAGTTGCAACTTTCGTGGCGGAGAAATTTGTATGAAGAGTCGGGTAAATCTAGGAAATGGAGCTTGTCCTACTAAAAGAACAGGCGCTGTTCGTAGAATGGCCAAGGGCGGTAAAGTAAAATCTGGCGGTAAGATTTGTCCTGCGGGTAAAGCGTGGGCAAAACGTACCTTTGATACATATCCGTCAGCTTATGCAAACATGGCCGCTAGCAAATATTGCAAGGATCCAAACTACGCTAAAGGTTCTAAACGGAAGAAAAAATAATGGGACAGCTAAAGCAATGGCGAGAACAGAACTGGGTCCGTATAGATAGTTCTGGAAACATAGCAGGAAAATGTGGAACTTCTAAAGATAAGAAGAATCCTGACAGATGTTTACCTGCCGCTAAAGCTAGAAGTTTAAGTAAGTCAGAACGCGCCGCTACGGCTAGAAAAAAGAAAAAGGCTGGAGCAAAAGGTGAGCAAGTCGTAAAGAACACCCCTAAAGCAGAAGTTAAGATGGAAAAAGGCGGTGCTGTTCGTAAGAATCATCGGGGCTGTGGAGCCGTAATGAATAATCGACGAAAAAAAACGCAATACTCTTAAATTGGGCAGGATATTCATAGGAGGTAATTATGAAAAAGTCCAAAGGAAGCATGGTAATGAAGAAAGCCAAAGGCGGACCTGTAATGAAGAAAGCTAAAGGCGGACCTGTAATGAAGAAAGCCAAAGGCGGAACAGTTCGTAAAATGAGTAAAGGCGGAACAGTTCGGACTACGGTTGTAAGAGGAATATAATTTGTCCTATTTAATTAGCAATATCCCACATTTCAAATGCTGGGTGCGGCGCGAGTTTACCTGTAATCATGAAC